ACTACCAGCAGGACGTCCAACAATATCTGCGCGACGATCTGAAAGACCCCTATTCGGTCCGCGATCTCAGCGTCTCGCCGCCGGTTCGCGCGACCGTCGGCTTTGGCGCCGACGTCTGGAAATCATGCGTCCGCTACAACGCCAAAAATTCGTACGGCGCCTATGTCGGCTCGCAGTCCTACAACTTCTATTGGAACGCCCGCGGCTTGTTCCACACGGAGAAGGCCAGTCTTTTCAGCAGCGATTGCTAGAGCCATGGCCGACAACGACCAGCCCGAAAACCTTATCCTGCGCCACCTGCGCGCGATCGATATCCGGACCGAGCGGACCTTGCAGGAAGTAGAAGCCCTCAAGGCCCACAGTGTCGCCCTGCTCAACACGATTGCGGCGTTGCGAAAGGATATCGCCAACCTCGACCAGCGCCTCGCCGACGACCAGGACTAGGTAAAGCTAGACCACCCGTTCCCACGGGAAGTTGAGCGCCAGCGGCTCGAGGCTTCCCTCGAGCAGCTTTTGCGCCAGCACGGCCCGTTTCTGATCGTTGCGCCCCGGCGCCTTGCGCACCACGTCGCGCGTCGAGGCGTCGGCGACCACGTCACGGCCGACCCGAATCAACGGCGCGTCGGCAAGATGCGTGACCGTCGTGCGCGGCCCGAACAGGCGCCGGCGAAACTCGGCGTCGGTCCCGTAGATGCCGCAGTAGCGTTCATCGTAACCGCCCAGCTTCCAGTAGTGGTCGCGCTCGATCGCGAACGAATTGACGTGCGGCTTGAGCTCGCCGGCGTCGTTCAGCGTCGGCGCCATGCCGCGCCAGTCGCCGGCCCGCCAGGCTCGATCGGCCGGCGCGTCGACCCGTCCGAACGTCAGCACCTCCCGCCGACCGAGCGGCAGCCGCCGCAGCACCTCGTCGAGCGTCGCCGGCGGCACGACGTGGTCTATGTCCGTCATCAGCAGCCACCGCGTCGCCGCGACATGGGCGCCGAGATTGCGCGCGCCGTGTTGATGCCAGGCGCGATCTTCCAGGACGCGATAAACCGAGATGCGCGGCTGCGCCGTCGCATACGTCAGGCCGTTGCGCCGCCACATGCAGCGCAGCACCGCGTCGGCGCGCTCGACCGGCGAGCCGTCGTCGACGACGATCACCTCGACGCGGCCGCGCAGATCGGCGCACCATTCCTGGCGGAAAATTTCTATGTGCCGCTGAAGCATCAGCGGGTTGCGATAGTACGGAAAGACGAGCGACAGATCCGTCACGACGTCTTTTGCGCCGCCTCGATCTTTTCCCGCAGCAGCGCGATCGTCCAGCCGGGAAAGGCGTTGCGGCCCGTCAGCCGCAGATACTCGGCCCGCAGCAGGTTGCGCTCGTCGCCGTTCGGCGTCGGCGCCAGCACCGGCGACAATGGTTGCTCCTGCGGCTGCGGTGGTTCGGCCGGCTTAATGGCAGCGCGGATGCGCTCGGCGACCCTGGCCGGCGGCGCCGGCACGTCGGCCGGCTCGCGGATCCGCTCGGCCTTGCCGATCCGAATCAGCGCCTCGACGTGCGAGGCCTCGCCCTCGAAGACGTCGCCCGCCTGCAAGCGCCGCGTCGAATAGGAAAGCGCCGTTACCGCCCGCGCCTTGACCGGCCGCAAAAATCGCATGGCCAGACTCCCGTCCGACTCGTTTTCGACTCAGGAGAAAGCGCGGGACGGCGCGTCAGCACCGCCCCGCCAGTCAGGGATTCGCGGCAGGAGATCGACCCGCGACGCCCCCTCAATTCTTAGGACGCGGGAACCGCGCCGCCCCAGGACACGCCCGTCAGATAGGCAACCGCACTGTCGCGGCGCCGCGCCCAGTTGAGCGTCCGCTCCGCGCGAAACGCCACGCTATTCGTTTGGAACATCGACACCAGCGATGTCGCGACCGGCGTCGCCGAATTGTTGGTCGCGCCCTCGTCGGTACCGTCGACCATCTGCAGCGAGGCTTCCTGGCTCGAGTCGATCGAGATCCCGCCCTCGTCGGCGAACCAGATGTCCGACGCATTCACCAGCACGACGATATCGCCGACGTAGTCGGAGATGATCACCGGCCGCATCATGAACGTTCCGCCGGTCATGCCGATCGACGGGAACTCAGGTTGGCCAAGCGGATTCATCAGCGACGCCAAAGCAAGCGCGTTGGCCGAGCCCATGATCCAGACGCCCTGCGTCAATGGGTTCTTGCTGTCGATGAACTTTTGCAGCAGCGCCCGGACGTCGAGCCGGATCGCGTCAGCCGTGTCGCCGGTCGAGGCCACCGACTCGGCGCCGTTCGTGATCGAGGCCGGCGAGATGTTCGCCACGCCGGCGAGCGCCGGATCGACGAACGTCTGGTCGATACGCTCGGCGACCGCGGCCGCCAGATCGTCGCGGATCAGCCGCTCGGCCGACGGCGAGGAGTCGCGCAACACCTCCATGGTCGCAACCGAGATGGTTGCCACCTTCAGCGGCTCCAACGTGGTGCGGCCGAATGTGATGCGCGTCAGCGGCTTGCCGTCGCCCTCGCCGACCCACCAGGCCTGCCCGCCCGTCGCCTGATTGATCAGCGCGACCCGGAAAGGCACGTTGCGCAGCGCCGGAATGTTGCCCATGCCGAACTTGCCGACGATGGTCTGACTGCGCAGGAACTCGACGAAATCGGCGAACCCGCCGACGTTGCCGATCAGCTCGGCCGCGTTTGATGTCGTCATCGCCGACACCGCCGCGCCCGCCGCCTTCTGCATCATCTGGCCATTGGCCGCGCGCACCATATCGACGATATGCGGGTCGCGCTCGCCGTAGAGCTCCTCGGCCAACGACTGCACGTCGCGCCTCATCTTGAAGCTGAGCGCCACGCAACGGACATAGCGCGCCATCTGGATGCCCGGCTCGGGCTTCGGCGGCGCCTTGACGCTGAAACCCGGCGTCGGCTGCAGGTTTGCCGGCGGCAGGATCAGCCCCGGCGTCGGCGGAACCACGATCGGCGCCGCGCGATAGGCCGCCGCCGTCTGCTGCCGCTTGAAAATGACCAGGTCGCGATCGATCGTATCGACTTCGCGCTGAATGGTCGTGATCTCGTCGTGCGCGCCTTCCTCGATCGACGCGCCTTCCTCGACCGTCTTTTGCAACAACGTCTCAATGCGCGCCATGTCGGCCGCGCGCTTCGCCTCGAGCGAAGCAATATGTTCGCTGATCGTCGGCATCTTCTGCCCCTTGTGCGTTGATGCCGCGACGCCGGCCAGGTTGAGATAGACGCGGCTGCTTTGCTGGCCCGACGCGGCCCGCAGCGTTGCGTCGATGGATTTCACCGATTGAATGGAGGCCTCGGCGTTGGCCGGGATCGTTACGGCGGACAATTCCAACCACGACCATTTCACGAACCGAACGCCATACGTCCCCTTGATCTCCTGCATCTCGAGCGCCTTGAAGCCGATCGACAGGCCGCGCACCAGGCCCGCCTTGACCGATTGCCAGGCCTCGTCGAGACGATCCTTGAGCTTGCCGGCGTCGGCGACGCGCACGAATTGCGCCTCGATCTCGATCCCCGCGTCGCTGACCTTGGCCGCCGTGACATGGCCGACCGGCTCGCGGCTGTTGTGATGCCAGAGCAGCGGCAGCGGCAGCTTGAACTCGGCGCCGCGCGGCTCGACGATGTCGTCGACGCGATCGGTCGCCGGCGTCGTGGCGATGCCGCGGATCAGGCGTGCGTCGTCGTCCGCCGACTTCACAGTCAGCAGGCTGTAGGCCCGGTGCAGCATGGCCGCCTCGCTAGAGAATGATCATCTGGTATTCCGGCGCCGACTGCGGGTTCGCCGTCATCGCCATCGCCGCGTCGAACATCGCCATGACCGGATCGATCTTGTTTTGCCCGGCGCCCTGGCGCGTCGCCCGGATCGCCGTCGCCGTCGGCTCGATCTTGAGGTTGCCGACGCACCACGACATGAGTTTTGACGGCGCGTGGCGCAGCGTGCCGCCGGCCAGCTTGCGCTCGCAGGTCTTGATGGCGTTCATCATCTGAAAACCCTGCGGCACGCCCTTGAGGTTGCCGGCCTCCTGCGTCACGTCGATCGTCGCCAGCCCGTCGACCAATTCGCCCAGGCCGGCCGGATCGACTGCCACCGCGCCTAAAAGGCCTTTGTCCCGGATCGTCGCCACCACCTCGAGGATGGCCGATATGTCGGCGAGCTCGTCGCCGACGATCGTCAGCTCGCCGGCCGCGGCGAAATCCGACAAGAGCGGCGCCACGTTCTGGTAGCGTCGCAGCACGCCGTCGTGAACCCAGGCATGCGCCCACACGAGCCAGTCCTTCGTCGCCCTGTCGCGCCCGAGCACCGCCAGGCCAAAGAGATCGTCGAGCCCGCCGCCGTCGATGCCGACCGTCGCCACCTCGCAACGCTCGAGCAGCGCATCGAACGTGATCGCCGCATCCTCGCCCTGCGCCCAGTACTCGGCGCCCGGCCAGCGATTCGCCCGCAGCGCCATGCCGATTTCGACATTCAGATGCTTGGCCAGGAACACCGCGCGCGCGTCCGGCGAGGCGTTGCGCGCCTTCGTCATCTCGTCCTCGAGCCATTCGCGCGACACGCTGCGGCCCAGGTTCGGGTTTGTGACGTAGAAATTTGCCGGCTCGTAGAACGCCTCGGCCTCGAGCATGTCCGGCGGGAACTCGTAGAGCACCGGCAGCGACTTGGGATCCTTCACCCTGCCGTCGCGCACGTCGCGGAAATAGTCGACCCTCGCCTTGAACACGCCGGCCGGCGGATCGTCGCTTTGCGTGCTGAGATAGATCACGAACCCTTCCGGCCGCGACACCAGCCCGCCCAATGCTTCGCGCAGCATCGACTCGGCCCTGGGCCGCGCCCCGAAAATCCACAGCTCGTCGATCAGGACGAAGGCCGCCTTCTTGCCCGAGACGACATCGGTATCGGCCGCCACGACCTGCAGCGTGGCGCGCGTCACCCGATGCGTGATGCGGCGGAAATTGTCCTGAATGTGCAGCAGGTCCGTCAGCGTCGGGTCCGCCCGCACCATGTCGGCCGCCGGCTTGTAGGAATTGTTGGCAACCTCGAGCGTCGGCGCCACGATCAGCAGCTCGGCTGAATGCCGCCAGTTGCGGATCAGCGCCGTTACCATGATGCCGGCGGCAATCGTCGACTTGCTGTTTTTCTTGCTGACCAGCAGGAAGAACTCGCGGATCAGCCGTTTTGCCTGGCCGGCATCGTAGGCGCCGAACACCGCCGCGACGAAATCGAAAACCCACTGCTCGCAGATCTCGCCGAACGTCGGCGACCCGGCGACGTCGACAACGCGCAACCGCTTGAAGACCTCGAGCGCAACCGCCGCCTCTTCGGGAAACAGCGGCGCAAAGCCGATCAGCGGCTCGCGCGCGACGATGCGCTCGCGCCAGTCCGGCAGCGCCGTCGACCATTCCATCGGCGCCCCGTTAGTCGCTAGTTAATCACTAGTTAGTCATTGGTTGCTGACGATCAGCTTCGGCGCCGCCGGCGGCGCAAACACGCCGGCCACCGCGGCCGCCGTCTTCTTCTGCTCGGCTTTCTTGCTGACGTAGGTCCGCCGCACCGCCCGCGGCGTCTGCTCGCCGTAACGCTGCAGCAGCGACAGTTGCGCCCGCACGTCGCCCGCTTCCGCCGACGCCACCATGGCCCGCAGCGCGCGCAGTGCGACCAGGGCGCGACCGTGTTCCAACTCGAGCGCGAAGTGTTGGCGAAGCGCCTTCAACCCGACGCCGACCAGGCGTGCAATCAGTTTCGCGTCGGTCCCGCTCGCGACCATCACCTCGACGCGGCGCCGATCGTCGTCCGTCGGCCAGTCTCTCTCGGGAAGCGTCATTTTTCCTCGCCGTTTTTTTGCGCCGCTGCCACAATCTGCGGACGGCGCCGGACCCCTCGCCCAGGCCCAAAAAAGCGCGCACCCGGG